CTCATTGGTCCACCTTTCATAAGCGTGTAAAGCACAACCGCAATACAGTTGCGGGGTTTAACTGGAATGCAGATCCCACTGGCAAAGAGTTCTACAGCCTTAGAGCCAACTTAATTCACGGAACTATCTCTGCGGTTCTACCTAATGTGTATGCCCGTAACCCGGAGATATCAATTACCCCAGCCCATGCGGGCGCGGATATCAAACTCTTTTGTAGCACTTTAGAAAAAGTAACCAATAGAGCTCTAGAGCATGCCCAGCTAAAGAATCGAGCTAAGTCCACAGTCAGGGCAGCATTGACCTGTAGCTTTGGAATCCTAAAGGTGATGTACCAAAGAAATGTCCATGAGGATGCATATATTCAGGGACGTATTAATGATGCCCAAGAGAACCTGCTGCATATAGAGGAGTTCGAGAGAGATCTCCAAGATAAAAATCAAGATGGTCAGCATGATTCCAGAAGGTCTGAGCTAGAACAACTCATTGCGTCGTTACAAGAACAATCCGAAGTGCAATCTGCTGAAGGTCTTGTGATTGATAGGGTGCTCACAGAAAACCTCCTCATTGACCCATCCATCTGTGAGTTCTGGGATTACACAGATGCAGATTGGATGTGCCAGGTCATTCCCATGAAAAGATCCCAAGCTGAGGCTCTGTATAAAAAGAATCTCGCCAATGCGAAGATTTATCAACCGGGTCAGGGCGAACCATCGCATAAGAAGGCAAGACGCCTAGCTTCAATGCAGTTAGATGCTGGGCCATTGAGTGATGATCAGCAGATTGCAGTTCTAGAGATTTGGGATAGGACCACTCAGCGCGTATACACCATGGTGGAGGGCGCGACGGACTGGCTAAGGGAGCCTTATTCGCCACCTAGGGCCGGGGAACGTTGGTATCCATTCTTCTTATTGCCATACCAGGTAGTCGATGGTCAATTCGTTGGCCCAAGCTTAGTGGATCTTACTGAGCGCCTACAAGATGAACACAATGAAGCAAGGGATCGATTCAATCAACATCGAGACCTCTGTATTCCGGGATGGGTGGCTTCTGCTGATATCAACGAAAAGACCATTAAGAAGCATTCAGATTCTCGATTTGGAGAGATCACCATCGTTGATACCGAAGGTAAGCCCCTGAACCAAGTCATTATTCCTAGAGGGCACCCAAAAATAGATCCGGTTGTCTATGACACTAGTGCAGTGCGCTATGACTGGGAGCAAGTCACTGGCTTGCAAGATGCCGCGCGCTCCACAGTAGTTAGACCTAAGACCGCCACTGAAGCAAACATCTTACAAAGAGCCTTATCTGGCCGGGTATTTGAATTCAAAGACCAGATCGAGGATTGGCTGCAAGAGATCGCGCAATACAGCGCCCAGGTTCTGCTGCAAGAGCTCACCAAAGAGCAGGTAGAGCGTTATGTAGGCGCACCAATTAGCAAAACAACCATGGTTGATCGCCAAGCCATCACAACCAAAGAGAAAACATACGATTGGCCAGAACTTACTAAAGAACGAATCTTTGAAATGGTTGACCTGCGTATCCGAGCCGGAACGACTGGCTCACCTGATGGCATTGAGGAGAAGGAAGGCTGGTTAAAAGTACTGCCAATGATTACCAGCCTATCCATTCAAATGCAAAACCTACAAGCAAAAGGGATGGATTACGAACATATCCGTAACCTCCTACAAGAGACTCTCTTGCGATATGACGATCGAATCGATTCCAATCAATTTATACCCAAGATTGAAAAGCAAGCCCCTGGTTACAGGGACATTTCAATGAATTGGCAATTGGAAGTCGATAGGGAAAAACAAGGGAAGCATCAACATTTAAAAGAGGAGACGGTAGATGACGCAAGAAGTGAAAAACTTTAGCTCTGGAGTATTAAGCAAAGGAGGCTTGATACAGAAGGAGCAAGAGCGCGAAGCCAAGCGCCAGCAAGAGCAATTGCGTAAAGAAGCTGAAGAGAAAAATGCAGCAGAAGCCGTTGCTAGGCGCATCAAGGCAAGAGAAGAACGCGCCATAGAGAAAGCGGAGCAAGAGGCGCAAGCTAAGGCCAAGCAATTGGCAGATGAAGAGCGGCGTAGAAAAGCTGATGAGAAGGCGGCCCAAGATGAAGTGGCACGACTACAAGTGGTTGCTGCAAAGGAAGCGGCAAGATTGGAGAGGCAGAAAGACCTTGAAAAACGACTTGCAGAAAAGGCGGTACTCCAGCAGGAGGAAGAAGCCAAGCGTAAGACTCAGCACAAGTCTGTTGCCTTGCTTGATAGCCTCAGTAAAGAGCCAGAGACCGAAGGAGAGAAACCTGCACAAGAGCTAGAGGCAGAAGAGAAAAGTGTCGAGCCTGTTTTTTCACCGGTGAAAGGTGAGGTGCTGGTACCGGCTGAGATACCTTCGTTAGCAATCAACCCTCAGTCAGAGCCAATAGTTGCCCAAGACATCGGTGAATTATTACCACCACCCGTTGTACTTACCGTTGAGGCTGAGCCGCAAACCCCCATTCAGGTTGAGAGTGGTAAAGATCTGATTGAAAGGGTCCTGAGCGCAACTGAGGAGGCGCCCAAGGAGCAAGTAGAGGAGGCGACACAACCCAATCGTAGTGAAAACAGATTTCAAAAGATGGCTAATACCAATCGCGATCTTGCTAAGGAGAATGAAGTACTCAAGTCAAAAGTTGAAGATCTTTTAGATAAGTTGCATAGCTATGAGATTGAAGGCGAACTAGTAGGTAGCATGATGGAATCTGTTGAGAGAAGTAAAAAAGAGAAGTGGAATGAAAAGCTAGGCCGTTCTTACCCAAACAAGGATCAGTTCAGCATTGTTAAAGAGGCTAAGCAGGAGATGCTCAAGTACTTATCTACCAGGCAGGGAGAGGTAGACCATTGCTATAAGTCTGAGCTCTTTGCAAAATACATGGACGATCCGTTTTATATGAATGTATTTGTACAAAACCATGGAGTATTTGAGTGGTGGCCAGTGATCGAGACTATTTACAACTCAATAGGATTACCAAAACCAGACTGGTCTAAGATAAAAATCATGAGCCAGGCACCGCAACCGATCAGGGCTAGAACCGCTACATTGGGCGCGCCAGTAGCTAGCTCTGAACAACCGATGGATCGTATTGCTCAGCACCTAGGTAATATGGGAATTTAACTAAACATCAAACTTGATATCAACCTTATTTTGAAATCAAATCAATGTAAGGTTGATAGCTAAAACTGCGGTTACGAGATTGACCAGTCACCTCAGTAACGATTCCCAATCCTTCCAGAGTTCTAGCGGCAGCATTCGCAGTAGGAAAGGTTGTCTTTAGCTCTGCCTTGATACGATCAATCGTAAAGCGCGGCATCATCGGCAGTAATTCAAAGAGGCGCAAGCTTGCAGGGCTTGCATTTTGAGATGCTAGCAATAGACGTCTATCCGCTGATACTCTAGATGCCACTTCAATAATTCCCCTTTCAGCTGACGTAGCAGCCACGGTAACGCCTTCTAAAAAGAAGCTGACCCAGGACTCCCAATCACCCTCAGTTCTAATGGCGCTAAGTAAACGGTAGTACTCCATTTGATGTGCTTTTAAGTAAGAGCTCAAATACATCAAGGGCTCTGGCAGTAAGCCAAAGTATTCCATCAATGCCGCAATCAGTAGGCGCCCAATACGACCATTACCATCTAAAAATGGGTGAATGGTTTCAAACTGGGCATGCGCAAGGGCGATGTTAACCAGACGCGGTAGACCATCATCTTCTTTATGGATAAATTGCTCAAGATTAGCTAGGAGCCCAGGCACTAGATCTGCAGGTGGTGGAACAAAAACCGCATTACCTGGCCTTGTACCGCCAATCCAGTTTTGGGATTTACGAAGCTCGCCTGGTTGCTTACCAGTACCTCTTACGCCATTGAGTAGTAATTGATGGGCGCTACATAGAAGACGAACGCTAATAGGTAGACCAGCTTCATCGCGCAAGTTTTCTCTAACAAACCGAAAGGCTTGCATGTAGTTGGTGACTTCTTCAATATCATCAGCATTCTTAATATCTAAGCCGGCCTCATCATCAAATAAGTCAGTAAGGGTCGCTTGAGTGCCTTCAATCTGGGAGGTGAGCAAAGCCTCTTTACGGATAGCGCCATAAAGCAACCAATCAATCGATGGCACTAGACCTGTTACGCCAGATAGGCGCGCCAACGCGAGCTCAGCCGCTTGATTTTGTTCGACATAGCAAGCAGGTGAGAGTGCAGGATCTTTGGGTGGCAGGGGCGCAGGAACAAAAGCCTTAACGGATTCGCTAAGGGTGGTTGTAACAACGTAAGTGCCGCTAACTCGGTCCATATTAAAGAGTTCTTTAATGTAAATATGTATATTAAAGGATTCTTTAATAAAGAGTCAAGCTATTAAAGTCCCTATTAATTAGCGGTAAATCATTGTTTTAGATGGATTAAAAGCACTATTTGCCCATTTCTAGACTCAATTACACCCGAATAATATTCCGTCAAGGGCGCCCCAAAGGGGTGGCTTGCGAACCCTTGATGGGCACGACTAAAGAAACGCTCTTTTATGCCCAAGGTGGCGCAATGACACATTGGGCATAAAGACAATACGCGTGCAACAGAACAAAAACCCCAGAAATATCCAATCCCCAGCTAAATCAACCCAATAATGAATTCATGTAGCAAAGGCTCCTGCCAATGCTATTGATTCATACAACGCGTTAAAGCTAGAGTCGCGCCTAGTAGCGTAGCAATGGATAGGTTCACGCTCTATCAATAAGGATGAATCTAACTAATTCATAAATATAGATAAGGGTGGCATATGCC